ATCCGGTACTAGAACGCCTTGCGACTGAGTGCCAGTGACAGACGAGCCCGTTAAAACCACGGTGCCCGATGTCGGGGATTGAGTAAGCACGGTGCCGGGCGGAGACGCGCTGGCAACAGGCGTAAAGGTTCCGACAATGAGCCCGGCCACTACGATATCCGAAGAAGCTGCGGTAAATGATTCACCGACAACGTTGGGCACAGTCGTAATAATCGGGGGCCCCGACCACAGTTCATTAATGGCGATAGTCGTCGGTGTGTCCGTCGTGATTCCCGCGCCTGCGTAATATCCTGACACCGCGCCCGGCGCAGTGAAATCTATGTGCGCGCTGACGTCGGCTGATGTCATGACTTGCCAGACGCCACTGAAACGAACTAGACACGTGACGATATTCCCCTGCAGGCTGAAGCCGACGGCCTCGGGGGTTGCAGTAATAACCGCAGACGACAACGTGCCTAAGTTGTATTGCGTCCCCGCCACGAACAGCAGAATGTCTGCGTTGTAGTGAGTGGCGATGCCGTCCGGGGTCGGGCCAAATTCTACGGATACCTGATTTAGGGCGTCCTTGAAAATGCCCGCGCAGAGATTCGAGTAGGCGGACGCGGGCGGTACCGGTATTGCGGGTGTTCCCACGACGCCGTAAACAAAAATCGCCGGGCCGGGCGACACGGGCATGTTCGTGTCATAGGCCATTGTCGCGTCGTTGATGCCGCTCGAATCCGTGAACGTCCCTTGACCGCCGGCAAAGGTAAACGAACCGGGCCCGACTGAGCCCGCACCTATGACAGTAAACTGCCCGGTATTCGTTACAAAATTTTCAACGACAATTGGCTGCGGCATTACGGCGATACCGTGATGTTCGCGGCAGTGATGGTCGGCTCTTGGTCGATGCCCATCTGCAAGCTAGCCGACGTGGGCGACGACGTAAACCCGATAGTAATTGTCAGAATCGAAACCTCCGGGCCGATCGCTTGCACGGGGCCGAAGTACCGCGACGCTAGAACTTGAGCGCCGATACGCTCGCGCAAGCTTCCCTGCGCCTGCCCAGTGAACTGCGCAATGATCGCCTGTTGCACAAGCGTGTGAATGTTCGAGGGCAGCAGCGTGCTTGCCGCCAATGTCACGGCGAAGAAAATCGGAGTTGCTACCGGGTTGATGTAGTTCACAGTATATGAAGGCACGGGAATGCTATACCCGCTATTGTCCGTCACGGTCTCTGACACGAGTGTCGCACCCGCGGTGCCCGCGGACGTCTGATACGCCGCGCCGATGTTCGTAGCGCGCCATATGGCGTTCGCCACAGCTTGCGCGGCGCCGCCCGTCACGGCCACGTAGACAGAATGTGCGGCGACCGGATAGCTAGTAGTGTTCGGGTTGCCGTTGATGGCACCCGAAATAACCGAGCCCGTGTTGTTCTGCGTGACGAAAACATCGATGACATTCGGGACGCCAAAGCATGCCGCGTAAATCGCGGGGATCGACCCTTGCGCGTTGATGCCGACCGATTGCTTGCGGCGATATTCAAATGCGGCCGGCGACTCGACATTCGACCCGATCGTGCCCGGCGATGAATTGTTGACCGACTCTAAGCCGTTAATGCCCTGGTAGACAATCGTGACCGTGTTGGCCGGGCAAGCCGTCGGGCCCGGGACGACATTGGCAAATGGCAGTGTGATCGTGCCGCCGACGGGAATTGTTCCGGTCTGCGTGCAGACGTAAATATTCCCGCTCGTGTCTTGCGCAAACGTACCATTGGCCGGCAGGACCGTGCCGAACGTGCCAGTGCATTGCACATTCACGGTCGTGGGTACGGCCGGGTTGCGATTCATGAAGTAGATACGCCCGATGGCGTCCTGCATGAATCCCGTGGCCGTGTCAGGATCGACCTGATTGACAAACGTGGCGAACACGGTGTTACCGTTTGCAATCATGGCTGCGGTTGACGAGCATAACTGCCCCTGCGGTGAGTTGAGCGCAGGATTGAGATTGCCGCCAAACGCGGCGTTATAGTCCTGTTGCACGCCCGCGAGAATTGCGGCCTCTGTCGGCAGCACTAAGCCCGTAGGCGAGAACACGATCACGGGGACGTTAGTTGTGTCTACCATGGCTTAAAATCCTACCGTCTGAGTCTGATGATTGATGTCGGTGAACTGCACTTGCCCCGTAGCTTCGCGCGTTGCCGCCGAGTACGATTCAATGATGCAGGTCGCTTTAACTACGCCGGGCACGGTTAGTGCTGCAGCAACAAACTGTTCCTGAAACACTGGCGCGGGCGGCGTCTTGCCGAAAATTAACCCGAAATAATCAACGCCTAGTGTCGTATCATAATACACTTCGCCCAGCACTGTACGACAGGCGCTAGCCACATCTTGCGCGAGTGCGTAGGAAGGCGCCGCAAGCGCGATGTTGCCAAACGCGTCAAGCGTTAGGTCCCACAATCCAACATCAAGCAAAAGTGTTGAAAAAGGTGCAGCCATATCAAACGCCCCACTTCGCAAATATATACGCCTCGACAGTCGTAATCTCTGTCGGGCTGAGGTATCGGTTATACACTATGAATTCCGCAACATCGCCTGTCAGTTGATCCGAATTAGAAGGGGGCGCGGCGCCTATTCTATAGCTGCCCGTGCTGATTATGCCGGCGGATGCGGTGCCACTACCCGCCGCCGCTTGTCCATTTCGGAATGAATAATTACCTGTCGCGCCGTCATACTGGGCATTCCCTTGAAACCACGTGCCTGCCGCATTGCCCATCGTGGCTATGCCGATAGCACCTGTCCCCGCTAGGTACATCGCAAGGGCACCTGATGTTTGGCTAACAACAAATTCCATTGACCCGTTGCCGCCGCAGAGGAAATGATTGAAGTTCGCTAGCGATGCGGGCTTGTGAACGACAAAGGCCGTAAATTCTTGTACTACCGGGCCAGTGCCAGGAAAGTCATAGAAATCCGACGAGAATGTAAAAACGTTTTTTGAGTTTAACTGAGTGGCCGATCGAAGCGCGCCCGCACCGTTGACTATTACCGCGGGTGTGTACCCGGGCTGAGATGGGGATGAATTTGTCAATGCCGAAAGAGGGCGGCCCGCACTTATTAAAGCCGCGTCTCCCTGAAACCAGTACACAAGATCGGCAATCGTTGCAGGTACGCTAGGCGACGATCCACCACTTGACGCGGCTGTCAATCGGCCCTGCGCATCAACGGTTATGTTGGCGTTGGTGTAACTGCCCGGCGTAACCGCAGTGTTTGCGAGCGATACAGTGCTGCCGCTGGCGGCTAGCGGGCCGCCGCTCAGTCCGGTACCTGTCGCAATCGAGATTGACTGCAGCGCCGTCGTCGCGAGTACGAGCGCGGCATAGGCCGACGAGGACAGGTCAACAGTCAGCGTGCCGGCTGTCGTAATCGGGCCGCCGCCCACGACCACGCCAACGCCCGGCGTCGAAATGCCGACACTCGTGACAGTTCCCGACCCGCCGCCCCCGCCGATGAATGACGAAGCCGTGACGCTGCCCGAGAATACCGCGGATGTGCCTGTAATCGGGCCCGTCGCTGTCATACCCGCTATGGCCGTAATGAGACCCGTAAACGTACTCGTGCTAGCGACTGAGAGAGTTGACTGCAGCGTCGTCGCCCCGTCAACCGTGGCCGTGCCCGTGACAGTCGTCGCTGGCGCGTCGATAGTCACTTGCGTAGGCGAATGCAGTGTGATTCCGCCCGAAGCAAACTTAAGGTATTGCGTGGGCGTCGCGTTCAGTATGCCGCTAAGGTAGATGCCGTCCGACCACGAGAAGCGGCGGGCGCTGCCGGGATTTGCGAGGCCCTTTGCCGATATCACGGCAGATGAATCGCGCGACGTAAACACCATGACGCCAATGTCACCGACGACCGGGTCAAGGATTATGCCGCTCGTGCCGCCCTGCGCGCGATAGTAGGGGCGCGCGGAAATCACGCCATGCGGTACTGAGACGTTTGCGCCGGTCACGAGATTGACGAGCACCTGAACATCAACCGTAAGCTTGCCCGTGTCAACGGCTTTGACTTGCACAATCGACACGGTCTGCATTTTCTCAGTCGCGCGCGCGATTACGAAATCGAGCGTGTTGTACTCGCTCGCATCGCTAAAAATGTTCGCTTGGCCTACGTTGCTCATTACGGCGTTACCGGTGAGCCCGGAGGCCCGCAGCGCATGTCAGTGAACCACAAGCCGCCGGGTTTCTGGCTTTCGAGCGTGTGCGTGAGCGGGCCGATAATCCAGCTACCGTCCGCCTTGCTGTTCAGCGTCGTGGGCAATGTCGGGTCGATCACTACGTCGCTGCCCGAGATAATCAACGGGCCATTCATGCGATAGGCCGGATTGAACACCGATCGCACATTGATGTACCCGTTGCCCAACACTTGCGGGTAATCCACGAGGCCCGAAGTCGGCGACAGAGTGAACGCCGTTAGATTCTGCCGCGGCACGCCAGCCGGCGAGATAACCACGATGTTCGGCGTGCCGGGCTCAATCGCATAATAGATGTTCGCGTCTTTGCAGACGGTGCGTAGCTGATCGGCCAGTGTGCCCGAGTAGTAGCCGCCCGTGAGCGTGCCAGTAACGCCGTCGTTTTCGAACGCGACGCCCATCTGCGATGCGATCCGCGACACGATGTCGGCGACATTCGCGACACCGGGGTAGGCCGAAGGCGGCGACGGGGTCAACTGATCGAGCCCCAGCGAGTTCGCCTGCACGTACAGATTGACGTTCGGTAGGTCCGAGTAGTCCGGGCCGGCCTGTAGAATCTGCCCCGTGAACACCGAAGTAAATCCGCTACCGCTGTCAGCTTCGATTTGCAGAATGTTTCGCGTGTACTGCGGCTTGCCGACCAAGGTCTGCACCACGGCCAGCGCATTCATGTCCTGCTGGGCGAGCCCGTAGACGCGCAGTGATGCTTCAGGGAATGCCGGTATGCCGGCGCCCTTGATCACAGCGGACATGCGCAGCCCTTGCACCGTCAGCTTATTCGCGGCCGAGCCCGTGCCCGCGGCCGGAAACACAGCGTTGCTGTTCGTCAGCGTGAATGTGACGCGTAGGTTTTTTACTGTGTATGTCGTGCTCACACGGCACCGACCGCAGCAAGGTCTGCCGCTTGCAGGTAGAGCAACACGAACTGCGCGCCGAGCCCGGTGTAATACGGGGGCGCTCCGTTGAATGTCGGCGGTCCGCCCTCGGTCGCCGTCGTGTCGAGAAACATAAAGTCTCCGGTCACGCCTAGGTAGCGACGATCTTGCAACAGCGGCGTGCGATCGAGGCAGCGCACCGTGTTCGCGATCGGCACGCCGCCTACGATCAAATCAAAAAATAGCCCGGCTGCGACCCCGTATTCATCGACAATCGGTTGCTTTTGGTAAACCGCAATCTGGCAACTCTGACCGTCGAGCACGATGCTAAGCGTCTGCGATGGGACTGCACTTAGAGGTATTTGCAACATAGGGCTAACCTGTTGGCACGGGCGGCACAATCGCCGCTGCGCCGGCCTGCTGCACGGCAGTCGTCGGAATCTGCGCGTTGCTCAAGCCTTGATTGACTGCCGGCACGGCGCTCGGCACGCTTGAATTGTTCGTGGGCGTGTTCGTGCTGCTGTACTGCGCGGCCACGGGGGCAATTTCGATGAAGTACAATTCGACATCGAT